CGCTTGCTTAAACAAGATTTGAAATAAGCTCCATTTGTTTCGCCACCTCGACGATAAAATTTAGCAGTTATTTCTTCCTCCGTCCACATATGAGCCGGAATTATGGCTAAATTAGACTTAGGAAAAAATGCGTTAGCAAAGCGTTTAGTTTTGGAATCTGTCAATTCCATAAAGAACAAGTTCTGAAAAACATTGGCCTTTAATTGATCGTGAGTACAACGAGAAGCAATATCTGTAACAGGCAATGGTTCAATATAAACCTCTGCCCATTGATCAGGTTCCTTATCGCGAGCATCTATATCAGCCATTGAAGTGGGAGCTAAGATACCCTGCGTAGAAAGTGATTTTGCACTACGATAGGCTTTCACCATTAAATATAAAACACCTAATAGTGAGCCTGTACCAGCAATAAATTTAACATGATTATCACGAATGCGTTTAAAAACTAACGGCATAGCACCATTCGCATCTCGTAAACGAGAAATTAAAACATTCTTGCGTAGATAAAGTTTTCTGGCAAATAAAAATGTTGATCCAAAAATCAAACATAAAGCTAAAAACAAACTCCACATCATGGTAATAATTCCGATAAACATGGAACACGTCCACATATTACGGGTAGGACGAACATCATGTAACAAATTGTAACGATTCAAAAACGTCAAAAACGCTTGCCATTTAGGCGAATCAAAACACTGTGAAGGAACATAATTAGTCCACGATAACCATCTCGAATTATAGATATCTAATTCTGAGACAACATCGGAAATATATTGCGTCTGAACTTCAAACATTTGATCTGTCAATTTACACTTGCACATAGCGCCTGGTAAATGACAATTCTTGCAGAAATTCATTTTTTCATCCAAATTTGACGCGAAATTAACAACATCCGCTTGATTACTAAAATGTTTGCGAGACATCTTTGTAATATAAGCGATTGCTTCTTCAATATTCATTTCTTTAATAAAACGAACATTTTGATTTTCAGGGTCAAAATGAGGAAGTGATATTCTAACGTTCCATAAATCAGGAACAGCAGGAATACCTTCTGGATATTTTTCGTGCACTTTTGCAGAATCCAAACGACCATCGGTCATTTGAAATTCTTTCTTTACAGAGATTAAACAATGTACAGGAAAGCGACGACTAATAGAATATGGTTCATTAGAATATTGACGAGCAATAGTATTAATGTTCACATTCGAAGTACCCACAACACAACGTGGTTCAATGGATACTTTTCCTTTCATGTCAGCTTCGGCCATATTAGCATAAGCAGGTACATTATTAATAATTTCAATAACTTTAGCTACAGGAGATGTTTCCACAAACTGTGCTTGAGTGTTACCTAAATCATCAATAAAAATACCATTAATGTATGTTCGATATGTTGACATGAATTTATCTGCTTCATTCATGGCCATAATACGTTCATCAGACGCATCAAAACCATTTGCTAAGAGTACGACTCTCATAATGATAGCAGCAAACGACGATTTACCTACGCCGGATGCTCCTTCTACATAAATAGCAAAAGGTGCTTCACGAAGTTTACCATCCATTCTACAAGTGATAAAATCCGCGTTAATTTTGTTTAATTGAATCATTCTCGAACTAATTAACGATTTTTCCCATGAGCCAGCAGCAGCATGGTATAAAGTAGTAGCAGAAGTAATAGCTTTACTTAAAATAAAATCGAAATCATTCTCTG